GCGCTATAATTACGGCCGAATTTATTTTACCTTTATCATATAGCATAGCAATATTATCAATAAGAACTTTTGATTTACCAGTTCCCATCTCCATAAAGTATGCATAGTCCTCTTTATCCCAAGATTTTTCTAAAGCAGTAAGCTGATGCTTATATGGTTTAGTCTTAAATTTATAATTCATAATTTTTTTATTCTTTCTACTTGACACATATATAGATATTCCTATATAAGATGTCAAGAGAAATAGAAATGAAAAATAAAATATTTGAATTATACAAACCTAATTCTTTAGCAGAGTTCTTAGACTTCTATAAAAAGAACCCTGAAGAAAGATTTGTTTATGTAGTTCAACAACCAGCGCCTAACATTAATATATTAAGTGCGTCTGACTTTGGTTATCTTGTAATATGTTTGCCAAATAGAGAGCAAGCTATATTATCTGCATCACCTTATGTACATAAGATGAGAAAGAATTTAAGAGATATAAGAAGTCAAGATTATTTACTTGCTGTAGGTGATCCTGTAATTATAGGTATATCTACATCAATGGTAAGTAAAGCTACCAATGGTAAATACAATATGTTAAAGTGGGACAGACAAGAAAAAAGATACTATCCATTAGAGATAGATGAACAATAGAAAGGAAACATGAGTAATATAAACAAAGTAAGATACAAAGGAAAAATACAAACTTGGCCATCGTTTGAGCTACAAACAAAAGATTTTTGGGATAACTTTGAAACACCAAGACATGTTTGGATTTCATACTCAAAGAAAAAAGATAGATGGATAATAAATACATTTAGAGATCCAAGGTTTGATAATCCAGGAAAAGTAGAACCTGATTATTGGATGGAGTATAAAGGTAATTTTGATACACCTGAGCGTTTGCTACATCAGATAAAACATATGTCTCAAAAAAGATGGTTTACTGGTGCTATGGTAAGCGAAACTATGGACGCAGTAAATATTCTACATGAAAAATTAACCAACAAACAACACTGGAAATGGTTTTACAGTAAAGAAACAAAAGACCAGGTATTAAGGATTATAAATGACGATTGATTTTGAAAAAGACCAACAAAAAATAGCAGAGAATACAGATTTAAACGCTCTATCTGTACACGTAGAAAAAATTATGGATCTAGACAAACAACTAGAGCACCAAGAAAACGTGATGAAAGAGTTGAAAAATCAAAGAGACAAAATTAGTTCGGAGACAATCCCTGCAATACTAGCAGAACAAGGATTACAGTCTTTGAAACTTGCTGATGGCACTGTATTAGAAGTAAATAAAAAATACAGCTGTACCTTACCAAAGGATCCACAGAAAAAAGCATCAGCGTATCAATGGCTTCGAGATCAAGGGTTGGGTGACATCATTAAAAATGAAGTCGCAGTAACATTTGGTAAAGGAGAAGATAACAAGGCGAAGCAACTGCTGGACCTTGCGGTCGGCAATGGATATGAGCCAACTCAAAAAGAAAAGGTTGAGCCCATGACATTGAAGGCCCTATACAGGGAGCGTGTTGAGGCCGGCCTCGACATGCCTTCCGACTTCTTTCACTTGTATGTGAAAGATGAAACTAAAATGAAACGTTAAAGGAGAAACATGGCAAACGAAACGGGAAACGTGGTAAAAAAAGAAGCAAACTTACCTGTAGCAGGTATGTTTGAACAAGACGCTTCTCAAGGTTTAGAAAATATGGATCAGCAAGACCTTGCTCTTCCATTCTTAAGAATCTTGGGACAGCTATCGCCGCAAGTAAATAAGAGAGACTCTAAGTATGTAGAAGGTGCCGAACCAGGTATGATCTATAATACTGTGACTCACGAACTTTACGACGGCACAAAAGGAATCAATGTAGTTCCTTGTTATTACAAGAGAGAATACATTGAATGGCAAGATAGAGGAGAGGGTTCTGGTGCACCTGTAGCAATACACGCTGCAAGTAGTGGCATCATCAACGAGTCAACTCGTGATTCAATCAATAAAGATAGATTGAAGAATGGTAACTATCTTGAAAACACTGCATCGTATTTTGTGATAGTGTCTAAAGACAATGGGGCAGAGACTGCTCTGATCACAATGAAATCGACACAGTTAAAGGTGAGTAAAAATTGGAACTCAATAATGAGTGGTATTAAATTACAAGGTAAGAACGGAATGTTCACACCTCCAATGTGCTCACACTTATACAACTTAAAAACAGTGCCTCAGTCTAACGACAAGGGTAGTTGGTTTGGTTGGTCTGTGTCCAAAATAGGTCCTATACAAGATAAGGCCTTGTACGAGCAAGCAAAAAGTTTTGCAGATAGTATTAAAAAGGGTGCTATTCAAGCAAAACATGGTAAAGAAGAGACTACGGAAGAGAAATCTCCGTATTAATTTTCCCCCAAGGAAAAGGGGCGGTGATGGGAGACTGGAGCCGCCCCACAAAAAAGAAATAGAATGATTGAAAAGTTTAAAAAAATATTTGAAGGATTGACAATAGCTTATGGTCAATATCAGAAGGGAGAAAAAGATGATAATGGTAAACAAAAAGGTAAAGCCTTCATTGTACGTAAGCAGGTTTCGAAAGAACTATTTGAAAACCACCTTAAAGGTGATGGACCTGCGCTCGGAATTATCCCGATTACGGAGAAGAATGATTGTAGGTGGGGTTGTATTGATATCGATGAGTATAATCTTGATCACAGGGCTCTTATATCTAATATTCGTAAATTAGATTTACCTCTTATAGTATGTAGATCAAAGTCAGGGGGAGCGCATGTATTTTTATTCGCAAAAGAATTTATATCTGCCTCCCTCATGCAAAGCACTCTCAAAAAAATTTCAAAAGTTTTAGGATACGAAGGTTGTGAAATCTTCCCTAAACAAACAGAAATACTTGTGGAACGTGGGGACACAGGTAATTTCTTAAATTTACCCTACTACAACGAAATGAAAGGACTACGTTATGCGTATGATGATAGCGCTAATGCTCTGTCGCTTGAGCATTTCTGTGCACTCTATGATCAAAGATCTCTTGGAGAGAGAGGAATTAGAGAGATTAAAATCAATGAGACCACGGAACAAGAAGCATTTGCATTAGGACCACCTTGTTTAAATAAACTAGCGGCAATTGGGTTTGGGCAAGGATCAAGAAACAATGCGTTATTTAATATTGCAGTGTATTACAAGCAAGCTAAACCAGACAACTGGGAAGACGAACTTGTTAAAGCAAACGCTAAGTATATGGATCCGCCGCTAAGTAATAGCGAGGTGCAACAATTAATAAAATCAGTAAACAGAAAAGGCTACGACAAATATAGATGCAAAGATGCACCTATTAATGCAGTATGCCAGTCCGGTTTATGTAGAACAAAAAGATTTGGTGTAGGTTTTGGTGAAGAAGAGATGCCGCTTTTGGGCAACCTAACCAAATATACATCTAAACCACCGCAATGGTTTTTAGATGTAAACACAGATAGAATAGAATTAAAGTCAGAGCAATTATATAGTCCGCCTTTATTTGCTCTAGCTTGTTTGGATCAAGCAAACTTAGTTGTACCAGTTCCAAAAGCAAAAGACTGGAAACAATATTATTTAAAACCACTACTACAAAATGTTCAAGAGATAGAACCATTGGAGTCTTTGGATTCTACAAATGTAATATTAGATTTATTGCAAGACTGGACAACAAACAGACAATCAGCAAGAACAATAGATGATGTGTTTAACAAATTACCTTTTACAGATGCTGATAGAGAATTTACATATTTTAGAATGGAAGACTTTTATAATTTTTGTAAGCGAAACAATTGGGAGCTAGATAAAACTAAGACAGGTAATCTACTAAAACAGTTAGATGTATTTGTTGAAGAGTCTAGAGTTAGAGTTAAGAAACAACAACCAAGGCTTATAAAAATAAAAGCACTAAAACAAATAGAAGCAAGCACATCACAAGTAAAATATGAGGAGGAACATTTCTAATGAAAGGCACGAACTGGAAGTATCACTGGCACATAGTAAAAGAACAACTTGATATGGCACAAGCAAAGATAAAAAGATTAGAGAGAAAAATAAAAAAATATGAAAACAATAATATTAGGTCCACCGGGCACAGGAAAGACAACAACACTACTGAATCTAGTAGACGAGTTCATACAAAAAGGAGTGCGGCCTAGACAAATAGGTTACTTTTCTTTTACTAGGAAAGCTGCAAACGAAGCAGCTGAGAGAGCGGCAAAAAAATTTGAACTCGACCAAGATACTGATTTAGAAAATTTTAGAACACTACACTCTTTTGCATTTGAGAAATTAGGTATGTCAAGAGAGAAGATGATGTCTCCAGCAGACTATAAAGAGTTTGGCAAGAAGTGTAACATACCTATCAAGACAGCAAAGTATTCAAATGAAGACGGCACATTTAATTCTGATAATGAGTATCTAACAATCATAGAGACAGCTAGAGTAAAACAAGTAGACTTGTTAAAGTATTATGACTCTAGACAAAACATATTAGATATAGAGAGAAATACTTTGTATCTATTATCTGAAGAACTAAAAAGATTCAAAGAAGAAAAGAAAAAGAAAGACTTTACAGATCTAATCGTAGATTACATAGCTAGAGATACTAAAACAAACTTCGAGGTATTGTTTATAGATGAAGCACAAGACTTGTCCTCTTTACAGTGGGACATGGTAAGATCTATGTGGAGAGACACAGACAAAACATACATAGCAGGTGATGATGATCAGGCTATATTTAAATGGGCAGGTGCAGATGTAGATCACTTTATATCTTTAAAGAAAGAAGTTGATACTATCAAAGTATTAGATGAGTCTTTTAGAATACCAGGTGGACCAATACATGAATTATCTCAAAGCATTATTAAGAAAGTAAATAATAGATTTGATAAAAAATATAAACCTAGATCAGAACAAGGTATCCTAAGAAAATACTCAGATCTTAGTCAAGTTGATATGTCAGAGGGACAATGGCTTGTGCTAGCCACAGCAAACTTTATGTTGGAGGATGTAAAAGAACTGTGTGAATTAAGAGGTTGGTATTACAAATACAAGAATAAAAACTCAATAGACGTAAAATTATTAATGGCTCTACAAAATTGGGAGCAGTGGAGAAAGGGTTCAGAACTCACACATATTGAGATCAAAAACATCTACGGATATTTAGGCACAAATGTGGCAGATGGATTTAGAGAAGGTAAACTATTTCACTCTGAAGAAAAATATACATTGAAAGAATGTAAAGAAAAATATGGTCTGATGACAGACAAAGTCTGGTATGATTCGTTTGAAGGACTTGATACTTTCACAGAAAACTATATAAGGAATATGAGGGCTAATGGAGAGAAGATAAATGTTAACCCTCGTATAATAATGTCAACAATACACGGAGCAAAAGGAGGAGAGGCCAACAAAGTTCTTATTCTACAGGACTTAACTAATTCAGCACTTGAAACATTCCAAAATGATCCTGATGAACTACATCGATTGTTTTACACTGGAACAACAAGAACAAAGAAAGAGTTACATATTGTAGATCCAAAAGACTTTAACAAGGCCTATATATTATGAAAACAGAAGAAGCACTACAGACAGCAAAAGATCTTATCTCTGGACCAAGAGCAAAGACGTACGGAGATAAAGTTATTAACCACGGTAACATAGGTAAACTTTGGTCAGCATATCTTGATAAAGAAATTACAGCACACGACGCAGCTGTAATGTTAGCTTTATTAAAAGTTGCAAGAACAAAGTTTGGTAATCCAACGGAAGATACATACATTGATGCTGCTGCATATATGGCGATAGCCGGTGAATGTAAATTTGATGGTGAAGGAGAAGATTGGAAGAAGGGTTACGATAACTGGAAAAAAAATAAATGAACAAATTAATTGATAAAGTTATTAAATGGCATCAAGATAGAAATCTTATAAAA